AGGCTGCGACCCGCTCTTAAACAGATTCTTAAGACGTTCAAACTTATCGCCAATACGCACCAGCAAGCCGTTAATAGGACCGCCAAAGGCATTGTTAATATTACCAGGGCCATAGTCGCCCTGCTTCGTGATAAGGAGGTTACCGATTTCATCCATTATTGCCCAGACGTCAGCCGCGAAGGCGGTATCTGTACGAGCAGCTGTTGGTTTAAGTGGTCCAGGGATATAACTTTCAGCCCAATTGATTGAATCAGTCTTAACGCGGTTTCCATGTCCTCGCTCATCCATTTATTTCCCCCTGTATTTGTCCGTTGAATATCCAATTCTTGGAATCCTCATCTAGTTTGTATACGTATATTAGAACTTGTCCATCGTGTAACGTGTGTTCCATTTCAATAACATCTAAACACCACAACATATCTGGTACTCGTGCGCCATCTTTCGGTCCGCCAATAAACTCAGGCATCGTCCGCTTCGTCCACTATCTCCCTTAACAGGAACTGTACAATGACAGGGTTATCCTTGAGCGCAGTAAATATGTGGTAGCCCACGATGTCGCAGACCTCTTCCAAGTCAAAGCGTTTGCGTGTAGACATTGGTGTTTCAAAGATAACGGCGTGCGTGATCTCGTGCATGAAGATGCGTAGCAGTTTATCTTCAGGCAGATTGGGACGCAGCATAATGGTGTTGGTAGCTGAGTCGGTCATGCCATAAGCATCTGGATCCTCAAGGTCATACCTGATCCGATACTTCTGCCCAGCGATCATTATGTGCTTAGGCTTTATCATGCGGCTAGTCTATCAGTAAACCAAGCAGGACCGCTGTCTAAGAAGGTATCGTTGACATCACGGTTGGCTGGTAGCCCGACGATCACGGCCTTGTCCAAGTCTTCTTTAATCCGCTTCGCCAGTTCTTGTCCTGGGTTTCGTCCATCTTCTTTAACATCGTTGTCAGCAAATATGAGAATACGGTTGTATGCCTCAAAGAGTTTGGGGAACCAGGGCTTCCATTGGGATACGCCCGCGACTCCAACAGCTGGTATTTGAACCATGCCCGATAGTATGATGGTGTCAATCTCCCCTTCACAAATGGCAATAGTGTCACTATGCTTATGGAGATCATTAACATTAAACAGCCCAATCTTTTGACCCGTGGGCCAAATATACTTCGGCGTTCCATCATCCAACCTACGGAATTTGATCCCCACAACACCAGCAGGAGTAAGGTAAGGAATACTAAGCATCCCTGTTGCGTGTTCGTGACCCGCACTAGGCTCTACTACGCTTCCAAGAAGGAACGTACTTGCCACTTCCTTGGTGAGTCCCCGTCCCGCGAGGTAAGAGGCTGCCTGTGGTGTGAGATTGCTGGAGTATCTTTCGGCTGCTTCCGTTAGTGATTGTCTCTGCTTTGCGTTTAGCATCTGCGAATCCTAGTCCTTCCTTAGCTTGCACTAGTGTGTATACATCTCCGAGTACCTGACAAACCAGGCAGTTGTATGCCTGATTGTCTAGGTTATATGCGGCACTTGCCATAGCATCATCATGGATGACGCACTTGCAAGGTACCCAGCCGTGCTTGTCTATGACATTGAGGCCGTAATGTTCTAGCACTAAAGCGATGTCAGGCTTTGAGATCACTTTGCGCCAGCCATTGGTTAAGATCCTGAATGACCCAGCTTTGATCTAGCCCTGCCATACGGCGCTTGACTATCACATACGCTGGCGGAACTGTCTCAAGACCACGAGCTTTGGCATAGTTGAACGCCTCAGTAGTGGCTTCACGCCAGAACTGTGGCAGGTCCATCTTGACAGTTGCCTTTAATTCAAAGATGTAGGGCCGCCCAGCAACCATGCAAACGATGTCGCCTTCATCGTCTTTGCCAGCCAACCTAAGCCGTTCAGCCGCTACACCCTTGCCACGAAGCCATTTGAGTATGCCCGCCTCAAAGGCCGAACCTTTACGTTTGCCGTATGTACTCACCGTATGCCACTCCAAGTCTGTGCCACAAAAGCCGATGATCTATCCCCATAGATAGACATACGGCTTGCATCTGCCCACAGTGTAACGAACTTATCGCCAGTAGCACTGTGTTTGCCAAAGCGATTCTTTACTACCGCTACTCGGAACTCTCCTGAGTACGGCACTAAGGCCACGGTCAGGATCATCTCAGGCAGCTGGGCAATCTTGCCCTGGATAGCCTTACGGCTTGGTGGAATATCAGGCTTGCCTTCTGCTTCACTGGTGTGGTGAAGGAGCATGACTCCCGCATCGGTCTCACGAGCGATGTGGTGCATAGCCTTGGCAATCTCACGAAGGCCAGACCATTCATCGTTGTGCATTGACACTACGTTCATTGCGTTATCCACGATAATCATGTGTGGATATTCTCCATATGCTTCTCCGTAGGCACGGATAGCAAGATCAATCTCATCAAGTGTGGGGCTTGGGGCGAAGTCAAACTGCAAGTGGGAAACACTCACTAGCTCGTTCTCGTAAAACTCTTTGCCTGCACCAGTTGTAAATGCTTCTTCTACTGTGGCGACTTGGTGACCAGTAATCATTGCTGCGGCACGAATTGCAGTGGTGTAAGAATCGGTATCTGCGGATATGTAAAGCGTAGGCACTTCCATCTTCACCGCCATCCAAAGGGCTATGAGTGATTTACCAGCGTTAGGTGCGCCAGCTATCATTGTCAACTGTCCTCTGCGAAACCTAATCCCCTCACTTTGCAGTGAAGGGAAAAGGTCTGGCAGTAACTGATGATCGTTAGTGCTTTTCGCTGCCGCTTGGGTAAGTGACAGCACCTAGGTTATCTAACGAACTTAGGCTCGCACTGGTCTGGAGTTCCCTTGGCGGATGGGCAGAACCAGCCCTTCCATGCCTTTGGTGCTCCTGGCTTTGACTCACGCCAAACAAGTTGGCCATGCTTACAGTACCCATCTGGGATCTCAACTGCTGGCGTGTAAGCAGGTTGTGCTGGTGCATACGTTGGTGCTGCTGGTGCATAGACAGGTGCTGCTGCTACTGGTGTAGCACCGAGTCCTGCTGCCAATGCACGAACTGCCCCTGCTGATGTGAGCGATGCTGACACTGAGTTGATAAGAGCGGCTGAGTCTTGGATGGTTGCCAAGCTAGTCTCAAACTCTGTTGCATCTGCTGCATAGATATTGATGAGAGTTCCATCAGCCAACTTGAAGTTGACTTGGAACTTTGTTCCTTCTGTTGCCATTTGTTTCTCCTTATTTTATTTCTGCTAGTGGGTCATATATTTGTGAAAGTTGTCCGCCGACTGCGTAACAGTAGTCCTTTACGCCGCAAGTAGAACAGGCCATTCCGATGTTCGGAAGGTAGATATTAGCATCAATTCCCCGAACGAACTGGGCGAATAGCTCGGTCATTACAGGGATAGTCCAGCGGTCTAGTCCGCTCAGTTCCTTGAACTCAGCCTTGCGGGCATCGTAGAAGTAACCTTTGGTTGGGCGGATACCAAACTGCATCTCCATACAGCAGGCATATACACCCAACTGCATAGACGATCCTGGCATAAAACTACCAGTCTTGAAGTCAATGACCGCAAGTTCACCTGATGGTTCAACCACAATCGCATCGGCAAATGCCTTGATAGGCACATCGCCAAAGTTCAAAAGCCAACCTAGTTCGGCAGCTGGTACGCCTTCTGGCGTAACCCACAACTCAAACTTAGAACCTTCCCAAGCGGTAATGAAATTAAAGAACATCTCTTTACCATTGCGATCCCACCAGTTTTTGTTTTCTTTATCTGGGTTCTCTTTGGTAGCACGTCCAGCAACGCGCCAATCAGTTGGATTGCTACCCGACTTGGCTTCTTGATCGGCAATAGCCTCAAGGAATGTTTCATCCCAGACTTTATCCCAAGACATGAGGGTACTCTTTATCATTTTTTCTTATCAAATTAATAACATCCCATGCGACTTCATTTGTGTCCCCGCCACCCATAATCATCTTTCCAATTTCTTGAATGAGCAGTACATCGGTAGCCCACATATCTCCTTTAATATCGGTACCTTCAAACCAAACTTTCCTTTTTACATCATTCATTTATTTCTACCTTTCCTGCTACTAATTCCTGGGCTTGCTTTAGTCCAGTGATGATGTCTGCATTTGTTTCCTTCTCAATGAGGACTTCAATCCTAGCACCGAGATTCTTACGCATGAGTACTTCAGCTTCCACAAAGGACTGCATGAAGGCATCACGGCTAATGATCTTTGCGTGTTTGCGTCCCATTCCTAATCCTTATCTATCGGTGTGACAATTGTTGCAAGGCTATCGCAGAGAACGCATCGGGCGTCAGTCCCGTACATTCCAATTTCAAA